GTTGAAGTTGCCCTCCCAACCGACCGTCTTTGACACGATGCCATCGTTCGCTTTCTCGATGAGCTGCTCGACTGTCGTTGTCTTCTTCACGCTCGGCGAATAACGCTTTGCGTATGCTGCCATGTCTGCAACAGAGACATAGAGCGTCTTCGAGAAGCCGTTGAGAAGCTCGAAGTAACAGAAGTAACCGACAACTTTATCGGACTTCTTCTCGCCGTCAAAAGCGATTTCACCGGTGAGCTTGTTGACTTTGCGCAACTCGCCCTCATACACGATGTCGGCGTTGATTGTGCGATACTGTCCGGTGCGCATCGCGAGCTGAATGTAACCCTTGTAGCCGGGAATGAACGTAGGTGTCGGGACTTTCGTCCACACGTCACGTCCGGTCTGTGGGTCTGTCGATTTCACGTTGTTGTTGTAAACAACGATGTAAGCGAAACCGAGAGCTTTGTTGAGCGGCAATCTCAATGTCGCTGCTCTCAATGCTTCTGCAACGAGCTGTGCCGGCTTGCACGTCTGCAACGCTTTGTCGCCGGTGTAGAGGTCGATGAGCGATGCAACGAAAGCATCTTTATGCTCACCGAGAGCGTTCTTGAATTGGTCTTGTACTGACGGAGCGTTGATAACTGTTTTGAGCATATCAACCGGCTTCTGCTGCTTTGCAACTGCTGATGTTGCTGCTTGATTTTCTTGCATGATTGCGTTGATTTAATTGTGATACATATTGTTAATTGAAAAGACTTTGCTCTGTCGCTGATGCGCCGCCGACACGAACGTTGAGCGTGTCTTCGAGCGTCACTGTCAGCGTAACGACTTGGCTCTGCGTCTGCAAGAGCTTGTTGATACTCTCGGCACCGTCAATGAATATCGGTGCAGCGATTTCTTGCGCTTTGCTGATTGCGTTGATGATGTCGAGACCGGCGTTGATGCGTCCTGCTGTGTTCGCGTCTGCGTATGGAACGCCGTTTATCATCGGAATGCAGCACTCAATCTCCGCGCCGTTGATTTGCGTGTCGAAGAGCTTGAAGCGAACGAACGAGAACAACGCGTTGATTTTGTCTTCAATCGCGCGAGTGCGAGCTTTCGAGAATGACTGAATCGTGAACTCAATCTTTTCGAGTTTAGCGAGTTCTTCACTCTGCTGACGCAACTGATGTTCGAGTTCTGCGATGCGCTTGTTGTTCTTCTCGTTGTCTTCTGCGATGCGCTGCTGCTTCGAGATGTTCTGTTGCAGCTCTGCGATTGCGTCAGAGAGAACGCGCTTTGCTTCGAGAAGCTCTGATTGGTCGCGTGCTTCGACCGGCGCGTCTGCTTTCTGTTGCAGCTCTGCGATTGCGTCAGAGAGCTGTTTGAGCTGCTCATCAGATTCAATCTCGCTGCGTCCGTCCGGCTCTGTGATAGATACTGTCAGACGCTTGTCTGCTTTCAGCTCTTCAATCTTCTTCTTGCGTGCAGCGATGTCAGATGTGAGAGACACGATGTTCGCGTCTGTCTGCTGAATCTTTGCTTTGAGTGCGATGCCTTTCTCTTGATTCTGCGTCTTCTCTGACAACAGATTGTCGAGATAACGTTCAGTGATGAGCTTGCGTTTCTCTTCAATCTCATCGAGTTCGTAACGGCGACCGCAAGTCGGACAAATGAACATCTGCTCGTTCATCGGCGCGTCTGCTGCTTCGATTGCAGCTTTGATGCGCTTCCACTCTGTGAGCAACGATTCGCGCTCTGTCTTGTAGTTGCCGAGTGCCTCTTGCAGTTTCGCGAGAGTGTCGATGTTGCGAGTGACTGCTTTCTGCTCTCTGTCGATTTCTTCTTCAATGTCGCGCTTTGCTCTCATCGCATTGCGATACTCCGTCTGAACATCGAAGACGATTGCAGATTCGCGCTTCATCTTCTGCTCTTTGAGCGTCTGAATCTCTCTGATGACTTGAAGACGCGCATCGCTTGCCGCTTGATACGACTTCGAAGAATCAGCGATTTGTGCTTCGACATTCGCGAGAGCTGCTTTCTTCTCTGAAAGTTCGCGCTCGTCAGAAGTTGTGTCTTCTGCTGTCTGTGTGATGTCGCGCTTTCTCTCATCGATGCGCTCGGGTATCGCTTCGACTTCTGCTTTCACTCTGCGTTTCTTCGATGCGATTTCTTTTTTGTACTCTTCCATTGTCTTGCCGGTGAGAGCATCGAGTAACGCTGTGAAGTCTTCGTTGTCACGAGCGATGTCTGCGTCAGACACGCCGCCGACCATGTCGAACAAGAGCTTGCGTTGCACGTCTTCTTTTCGTGTCGGGAAATAGCTCGGATTCGTGATGAACTTGAAGACTTCTTCGGTGCAGATGTCTTTGACTTTCGCATCGTACTCTGACGCGCTGCATGGCACATCGTTGAAGAAGCGTTCCTCGGTGTGTCCGCTGAACTGCTCGACTGCTTCGCCGCGCTTCTTCGTCCACTTCTCCGAGAAGCATCGTTTCAGCGTGATGTCTGTCGAGTTGACACTGATGACTGCTTCGACCTCGTGCGGCAGTCTCGGAATTGCGATACCTGCTTCGTCTGTCGTTTTCAGCGAGAAGTCTTTCTTGTCCGCTGCGTTCTTACCGAACAAGAGCCAACAGAAAGCATCGAAGATTGTTGACTTTCCGACACCGTTCTTGCCGGAGATTTCAGTGAGATTCGCATCGAACTTGATGCTCAAATCTCTGATGCCTTTGAAGTTCAAAAGGCGAATTTCTTTCACGATGATTTTCTTCATTGCGTTGATTCTTTATGTGTTGAATATTATCTGTTAATCGTTGCGTATGTCGCTGCTTTCGCGTTGATTTCTGCGTTCGTCTGAACTCTGCGTTCGAGCTGCCATTCTTCAATTTCAGACTTCTTGAAATAGACTTTGTTGCCCTGTCTGTAATGCGGAATGTCTCTCGCGCTCGTCAGATGTCGAACTCTGTCTTCTGACAAATCGAGCATCAACGCGACTTCTTTCGTTGTGAGGACTGATTTCATTGAGATAATCATCAGTCGCTCGATTCTTGATAAGCGTTCTTCAATACTCATAATCTGATGCTGTGTGATGCGTTATTCAAAAAAGTCTTCGTCATCGAGTTCATCGAAGTGAAGCTCTCCGCGTTTCTCCCAATAAGTAACGAGCTTGTAAACTGCGTAACAAGCACCGAAGCCGATTGACTTCGAGATGATGAACTGCATCGTCCAAACGAAATTGCTGTCGCTTGTCGGCTCGCTGAACAGTCCGAAGAAACCAACAGTGCAGAGCGGAATGATGATGTAATTGCGCCAATTCAGCAACGCGCTCTTGACGCTCTTTGAAATACTCTTGTCGTTCATAGTCTTGTTATTTTTCTGCAAGCTCGACTTTTGAGAAGAGCGTTGCGAGTGGAACATTGAAGTGATTGGCGATGATGCTCTGTGTCAGCTCATCGGGTATCTGTTGACCGTAAATCCATTGACGAACGGTCTGCGGCGTTTTCTTTGTCAGAGCTGCAACTTTTTCGATGAACTCTTGCGCCGGTGTGGGTCTGTTTTTTGCTTCTCGATAGAGAGCAACGAATGTCATTTCTTTTTGCATATCTGTATTGATGTTGTGCAGTCGATGAGAGCGGCTGTTTCGCTCACCGCTCTCATCTTCCTGCGGTTGATTATTCATTATCACTCAACACTTCTGAAATGTGTTTATAATCGATGTCGAGATATGTGCAATTCATCTCTGCTTTGCGCTTCAAGTAATGCTTTGCGCCGACAAGCTCGATGATTTCGTCAGCAAGACCGACTTGTGTGATTGTCACGTCTCTGTCTGTCATCGCGATGAGCTTGTCGATGAATCGCATCATCTTCTTCTCATGCGCTTCTGCTTGCTCTGCGATTTGCGCTTTGAGCTGCTTGATGTACTCGTCTTTCGACTTGACTGATTCGTTGAGTTCAGCAACGATTTGAGTGTTGCTTACTTTCGGGAACTCGGCGCAAAATGCGTCTTTGTCCATGTCACCGGAGTTCATGTAAACTTCGTTTGCAAAGTCAAATTCTTTGTCTGAAACTGACTTCTTTACTCTTGCTTCAAATTCTTGCTTCGTCATATTGCGTTGATTTTATTGCTTGTTAAGCGTTATTTTTATATCTTTGCGCAATCTTTATACTTTGCTTTCGCAATTATTTTTCTGATTGCTCTGCAAAGATATAACCATTTTGGCAATAAAAAAAATTTTTCTATAACTTTTTTGGATATATTTTTTCTTCAACGTAATAACTAATTGAAAATCAACAAAGTATGGAAACTGAAAAATTTGACATTATGCGAGAGAAACTGCAAGAGTTCTTTCGTGAGCAAGGATTGACGCAAGAAGATGTCGCTGCCCGATTCGATGTGCAGCAACCGTATGTCAATGCGCTGCTGACCGGAAAGAAAGCGTTCGGAAAGAAGACTGCCCAACGTTGGGCGGAAGAGTTCGGACTGTCCGCGTCATGGCTCTTAACTGCCGAGGGAGATATGATGTCTTCTCCGAGTGTAGTTCATCAGAATAACCAAAACGGTGATAATATCAGCGGCATGAACAACACTGTCAACAAGACTTCATGCACTGATTTGATGCAGCTCATCAACAAGAGAGACGAGCAAATTGACAGACTGCTCGCGATTATAGAGCGAATGCAGAAAGATGTTTAACAACATAAAAAAACACACATGAGAAGCGAAAAAGTGAATGTGTCGAGATTCGACATATACAGAACTGCCGAATACCACAACGGACTGTTCTTGCCCGAAGATGTGCAATTTGCACTCACTCGCTGTCTGCTTAATGATAGTAATGTAATCGAAGTTCGTGCGTCTGTCTTTGACGAGATAGAAGAGAACAAACGTCAGTATGAGCTTCGAGAGAGAGAATATAACGATGTCTCGACACATCGTCTTAATGCGATGCAGTTCGAGAAAGACGGAAGTCTCGAAGCCGCCGTCACTGAATATGCTGCTGCGATTCAACTCGGCGAATCGTGCGTGAACAACGTGTTCACCGCGTTCGCGTATGCGTATGAGAGAATCATTGTGCTTCATCATAAGCTCAAAAACAACGAGCTTGAAGCATCGTACATCGAGAACTATCTGAAACACGACTTGTCAGAGACAGTTCGGGAGAAGTATGTGAAACGATATGAGAAACTAATTTCAAAAAAGTAAGATATGAGCCGAAGAAGAAACTATTCCGACAACACGCTCTCGATAATGCAACGCTTCTTCACTGCGTTCGATGCAGCGATTGAGAACAAGCGCATCAAGAGCGTCAATTCGTTCTGCGACATGAACGACATAGACAAGAGACATTTTTACGCTCAACGCAAAGACATTGGTCGCGGCTTCTTCGAAGTCGGTTGGCTCGTGCCGCTCATCAAAGATTGCGGCATCTCGTCATCATGGCTGCTCACCGGCATCGGCTCGATGTTCAACGCGTGACACACTCGCACGCGTATGAACACAAAAAAGAGCGAGCATCAACTCACATCGATGTTCGCTCTTTTTGTGCTTAATATTACGAATCGTGTTAATTCTGACACGAAAAACACGCTTGTTTGCACGAAAACTGTTAATTTGAGTACGCTTTGACGCGAAATTCGCTCACTCCTGCTGTCGCTTGTCGCTGTTGAAGATGTTCGGAATGCGAGCGACCGCCGCACGCTTGTTCTTGTCGAGAATCTTTGCGTACACCTGCGTTGATTCGAGGTTCTTGTGTCCCAAGAGCTTGCTCAACGTGTAGATGTCAACGCCGAGGTCGAGCATCATGACTGCGAACGTGTGCCTCGCGCAATGAAACGTGATGTGCTTCTTGATACCCGATGCTTTCACCCATGCTTTGACAAAGATTCTCGCGACCTGCGGTGTTAAGAATCGACCGAAGACACACTCATCAGAGCGACCGCGTTCGCCCATGAGTTCAGCCGCTTGCTCTGATATGTCGAGATATTCGAGCGATGATGTCTTCTGCTGTCGAAAGATGATGCGCGTGTTGCCGTTCGTCTGCTCGATTTCGCCCCAAGTGATTTGCGTGATGTCGCTCCACCGAAGACCGGTCAAGCATGAGAAGAGAAACGCGCGTTTCAGTGTCTCGTTCGGGCATTCCGATTCGGCGAGCTGTCTGACTTCCTCGATTGTTAGATACTGACGATTCGATTCCGGCTCTGTGAATCGCTCAACGTTCTTCATCGGACTGCTCGGAATGATGTCGTCTTTGACTGCCGAGTTCAAGATTGCCGAGAGCTTCTGAAAATACAGAGCTTTCGTGCCGTCTCCGAGTGGCTGCTTGTCATCGATGCGCTTTCTGTGGTCGATGTCCCACGCGCACGCGCGTTCATCAAGATACTTTCTGAAACCCTCAACCCATTTCTGCGTTACGTCTTTGAACGTGATGTCTTTCGGCTCGTAGATGCGCAAATGAGCGTAACAGTGTTCCCAACTCTGCTTCGTTGTGCCGACTTTCTTCTCGATGATTGATTTGACGTACTCGAAGAAGAGTATCTTGTCAGCTTGC